GTCATTGTCATCAGGCGGCCCCGCCGGCGAGCAGCGTCCTGGCGATCCCGGTATTCGAGTCGACGATCTCGGTGCGGACCAGGCCGCGGAGCTCGGTGTCGCCGATGAACACGCGGACGCTCGGGCGGCTCTCGGCGAGGATCTGCCGTAGCAGCCGTTCGGGGGTGACGAGTTCGCGCCCGGCCTCGCCGACCATCGCGAGCGTTGGCGTGTCGACGACGGCGCCGGACCGCAGGTAGGGGATGTCGGGAAATCCGATGGGCCCGAATCCGAAGTTGCCGCCGCCGATCTTCTTGCCGAGCACCTTGACCGACGGGATGCCGATGCTGACCCGCGGGATTCCGAGGCTGTTCCAAGCGCCGATGACGGCGTTGATCGGTTTCTTGATCGCGTTCGCGACGCTCGACGCGGCCCGGCCGACGCTGCCGACTATCCCCTCGATGAAATGGACCATGTCGTTGAACGCGCCCTTGACGCCGTCATACGCGGCCTTGGCGCCGTCGCTGACCGCGTGGAACGTGTCCTTGACCTTGTTGACCGCGGTCCGGACAGCGCCGGTCGCGGTGTTGCTGATCCACGTCGCGAGACCGTTGATCAATTTCTTGACCTCGTCGACGACGCCGCTGACGGCGTTCTTGACCGCGTTCCACACTGACGTGGTCGTCGATCTGATCGCGTTCCACGCGCCGGTGATCGCGCTCTTGATCGCGTCGACGCCGGTGCTGACGGCGGTCTTGATCGCGCCCATGACGTCGTTGATCGTGGTTTTGATCGCGTTCCACACCGCGGTGGTGGTGCTCTTGATGGTCGCCCAGCTTCGGGTGATTGACGCGACCGCGGCGGTGATGGGGGCGGTGAGGATCGCGAGGAGCTTTGACCACGTCGTGTTCAGCCACGTAAAGACGTCGTTGGCGGCCTTCTTGATCGCCTGGAAGCCGGCGTTGAGGATGCCGGTGACCGTGCTCCAGTTCTTCGCGAGCAGCACCCCGATCGCGATGAACGCGGCGATCGCGGCGATGATCCCCAAAATGATCAGCGTGTACGGGGCGGTGATCGCGGCGCTGACCGCCATGACGACGTTCAGCGCGACCATCGCGGCTGACAGCGCGATCACCCCGACGACGAGCGCCTTCGCCAGCCCCGGGTTCTGGATGAAAAAGTCGGTGACGGTCTTCATCGCCGGCGCGAGCATCCCAACGATCGACCCGGCCAGGTTGCTAAAGGACTCCTTGAGGATGTTGATCTGACCGGGGAGCGTCTTGCCGGCCGCCTCGGCGGACCCGCCGAACTCGCTATTCAACTCCTTGAGGATGAGCTTCTGGGCGCCCATCGTGTCGCCCGCCTGCACCATCGCCTTGACCTGGTTCTTCTGGGCCTGCGTGAACGAGACGCCGACCTTCGACAGCGCGGAGATCCCCTTGATCGGATCGTTCAGGGCCTTGCCGAGCTGGATCGCCGACGACTTCGTGTCCTGCCCCAGCGCCACGCTCATGTCGAGCATCGTCTTGGTGGCCTGATTGAAGATGTCGTTGCCCTTCCCCGCCTTGTTCTGCACCTTGGTGAAGGTCAGCAGCAGGTTTTCGCCGGACTGGATCGCCTCGTCGTCCACGCCCGATTTGCGCATCAGGGAGCCGGCGAGATCGGCGACCTGGCCGGCGGTAACACCCGCGGCGCCGCCGGTCGATTTCAGGACGGCGGCGGTCTGCGCCGACACCTTCGTCGCGTTAACGAACTCGTCGACGCCGATCTTCGTCGCGGCGGCCAGGATCCCGAGGCCGGCGGCGCCGCCCGCGACGACCGCGGCCTTCCCGAGCCCTTTCAGCTTGCTGCCGAACCCGCCGGCGGCGCCGCCGGCGTCCTTCATCCCCTTACTCAGACCGGCGGTGTTCGCGACGAAATCGACGACAACCTGGGGGTTAGCCACCGGTTAGCGCCCCCGTTCGGCCTTCTTGATCGCGCGACGTTCGTCGCGTTGCACCTTGACGGCGTAGTCGATCATCGCCTGATACTCGTCGGGGTGCAGCTCGTCGACCTGGCGCGGGTGCATGTTCCAGAACCGGCAGAAGTGCAGCAGCTGCTCTAGCTGCCGGTCTGAGTAGGGTCCGGCTCGGGCGTGTCGACGATCGCGGACACGTCACCCGCCGCGTCCCACGTCACGTCGTAGCCGGCGCGGCGGAGCGCGATCCACGCCAGCGATTGGAGGCGGTCGGGCGCCTTGTCCATGTCGTCGGCGTCGCCGCCGAGGAGATCCTGCAAGGACCGGCCGGTCTCCCGTTTGAGCGCCCGCATCTCATTCGGGCTCATCTGCGTCGGCACGACGATCTCGGCGGGCAGCTTCCGAGGAATGGCGGTTATGTGGGTTTCGGCCATCTCATTGATCCGATCTGGTTGCGGGCGAGCGTGTCGCCGGCGCGTTTGAATAGGGGTGCCGCGGCCTCCGCGGTCGGGTACACCGTCCGGCCCATCGGGACGTAGGGGCGGCCGCGGGTGCCGCCGAACTCGATCCAGCCGGCGTAGGGGACGCCGTCGCCGAGGGTGACGCTCGCGCCGTGGCTCGCGGGTTGGGCGCCCGCCGAGGCGGCGAGCCGGCCGGTGAGGACAGGCTGGCGGGTGCGGATCATCGTCGCGACCTGATCGGCGGTCGACATGAACGCCTTGTCGGCACCGGAGTCGATGTGCTCGAACAGGCTCCGCGAGCCGCGTTGCAGCTCGTCGACCCCGCGGACCTCGGCGCTGACCGGCGGATCGGGCACCGGTCAGGGGCCGACTGATTTGACGGGCGGCGCCGTCAACGACCACTCGATATCGATCGGCGACTCGCCGCCGGCGTCACCGTTGATCGGCGAGTAGTCCTTGGGGATCGCCTCGCCCGTCCAGGACGGGTTGTCCGCGCCCACGGGCCGGGATTTGTACCCGAGGATCTCGTAGGTGGGGAGGGTCCCGTCGGCGCGGTACGCGGTCATGATCGCCGACAGCGTGTCCTCCGTCGCGCCGACATCGAAGGACTGGTACAGCGTCGCGATGAGCGACCATTTCACCGTACCGGGATAGTCCTTTGACCCGCAAAACGTGTCCAGCGTCGTGACGCTCGTGTCGGGACTGAGCTCGACGTGGTTCGCGACGCACGCGAGCTCCGTCCCGTTCAGTTTGATGCTCGCGTCGGTGAGGATCAGCGGCATCGGCTCGGGGGTGGCTGTTCCCATCTTCAGGGCTCCTTTAGACGGCGGTGGGGACGAGGTAGGTGACACGGGCGCCCAGCCACGCCAGGTTCCCGATGTCGATCACGCGGGGGCCGGACACGCTGTCGAGCCGCCATGTGTACGTGTCAGCTTTCATGCGGTCCACGACGTAGGTGACGAGCTGCTCGAGGGTGCGGATGCCGGGGCCGGGCTCGAGGCGCCCCGCGACCGCGAGCACTTGAAGTCGGGCCTCCCATACGCACGGGCCCATCGTGGGACGCTGCCCCAGGCCGGGCTGTAGCCACGGATCGCCCCAGATCAGCATCAGCGCCGGCGGGGTGAGACTGTCGACGACGTCGACGAGGACGGTGGGGTCGGTGTCGTCGACGGGCGCGAGCGCGTCCGCGGCGGCGTCCCGCAGCGCCTCGAGCGTCATCAGCCCCGTGACGCTCATGCGACTCCGAACAGCTGCTTGTTGGGCAGCAGCGCGATCCGATGCCGCGCGAACGTATTTCGCGGCGCGGTCAGCGCACCGGTCTCGGCCATGCCGATCACTCCGAACGCGGCGTCCTGCGCCTTGTACCACTCGACGCCGCGGAGGATGTTGACGCGGTTCGCGAGCGGGTCGGCCGGGTCGATCGGATCGGTCCGGTCCATCGACGCGTCGATCTCGATCGCGGCGGCGTCCAGGCAAGCCGTAAGGCTTGCCTGGTTCGCCGACGTGACCGTGATCCGGAGCGCGGCGGCGAGCTCGTCAACGGTCGCGTATGCCACCCTCGTCCTCCTTGACCTTCTCGACCTTCTCGACCTTCTTGGCCTTGGGGGCTGGTATGGGGGCGTGTCCGGCTCCCTCGCCCTGGTCCGCCGGCCTTGGCCTGTCCGCGGCGAGCTGCTGCTGCTGGTTGGGGGCCTGGCCGCCGCCCTCCCCTTCGTCAGCGGGCCCGGACCCGTCCGCTCGGACTACCTGCTGGTTTGGCGCGTCGAGACGCTTAGGATCGCTCATGGCGTCTTGTTGATCGCGATGATCCCCTCCGGGGATAGCGTCAGGTTCGCGAAGTAGCCGGCATACGCGACCTGAATCCCGAGGACCGACGGTTCGACGACCTGCAAGGGGCCGATCCGGTCCTCGTACACCTCCGCAGCGGCGGTCGACATGACGATCATCGTGTTCGGCGCCTTGTCGGCGGTCACGTAGACCTGGATCCCGGCGATCGACCCGACGGCGCCGGTCCCGAGCCCGGTGGCCGTCAGTCCGGCGGACTGCGCGTTGGTGGGGTTGACCGGCGGGAACAGCGGCCCGAGCGCCGCGAGCATGTCCGGGCCGGTGATCGCGATCAGGCTGCCGGCGCCGTACACGGCGCCGTAGATGCTCCCGGCCGCGGCCCAGAGCGCGCCCGCGACCTCCTCCGGGGTCGGCGCCCCCGTCGGCAACGACGGCCCGGCCGTCGCGACCGCCTCGAGATCCTGGACGGTCGCCGTCTCGGTCTCGATCGCGTACTGAGCGGCGAGGTCGTTGATGATGATGTCCATGACCGCCGGCTGCGTCCAGTCGACGTCCTGGCGGCTGACGTTGACGTAGCCGCCGTAGGTGCTGGGGCTGACCGGGATCTTGTTGATCGTCATCTTCTGGCTGGCGAGCTCGGTCTTCTCGCCCGTCTGCTTCCCGACCTTGGTGTGCCCGGCGACGAACGGCCGTGACCATGACCCGCCGGGCAGCTGCCGCGGCCCGAGCGCCATCACCACCGGCCGCGCCTGGTCGACGAAGTTGACGACCGGCCCCAGGATCTGCTCGGGCAGCAGCCCCGGGTTATCCGACGTCGTCTGATGCGCCGCCGCCCGGGTGAACAGGTCCAGCCGGCGTTGCGCGTCCTCGACGCCGAGCCCGGACCGCCACACGTCGACGATGTACTCCCCGGCGGTGCGGTACTCGAACCCCTTCGGGGCGTCGGGGTCGCGGGCCCGCTCGAACTGCGCGGTGATCTCCGCGGTCCGCTTGCGCGAATCGACCGCGATCTTGGCGGCCTCCTGCAACGGGCCGACCTGCTCGTTGATCTTCTCGATCCGCTCGCGGGTGCGGGTCAGCAGACCCATTTCCTGCTCGGTGAGGTCGCGCTTCTCCTTCTCGGCGCCCTCGACGAGGCCGT